GCAAAGTCTGTCCAACATAGACTTTGCCAGAAGGGCTTGTAATCTTATAAATAATGCCATTTCTGTTCATGCATTATATAAGTGATGAACTTTTAATTAAAAATACCACCCTTTTTTTAAAAAATGTTTAGGTTCCTCTTTGGCATGGACCCCAAGCCGGGTCCTCCTCGACCACCACCGAAACCGACGATGCTCATCCAGGCTAGGAACGACGTCGGGGAGGTCGTGCTGCTGGAGGTTCAGGCACCAGTCAGAACCGATGTACATCCAATATTACTGTCACCCGTCTCCCGGAGCTGGTCTTTTCGAGACTATGATAGCGGGCGTGGTCGAACATGAACTCATCACCTGTGTTGTGCGTGTGCTTGGAATCCTTGAGGTGCAAGGTGCAGTCGCCCGACCCCTCCAAGGTCATGTGATATCGTAGTTGTAAATTACTCTCCGCCCGGTGCGGTGGGATGGTCATCGGACCCTCGATGACGGCGATGACCCCGGTGTCTTTGTCCACCTGTGGGATTGTATCGATGACGCTTTGTAAAACGGGAAAGTCCCTGACGTTGTAATAATAATACCCCGTGTTTTTTGGAAACCATGGGTCCAAGTCGTGGAAGTAGTGTTTCTCCACATCTTTTTCGCGTTCGAAGAATTCACGACGTATCTTGCCAAAGTTGAACCCTATGGGCCATAGGTCGAAGGGGTGGTAGTCCCTCTGTCCAAAAAAGATGTCCACCAGCGTGTTTCGCATCCCAACGAAGGGGCGCCATGGGTTTTGAAAGTACAACGCATCCATGGGTGGTTTACAAAAATCCCACACCACGAGACCGACGGGCACGAACCACCACATTAATTTCTATGTAGATTATAAAAATGCCAGGATACAAGCGCTCGATGTACACCGCCCCCGAACCGACAGAAGACACCCCGGACCTATCCGCGCGCTTCTTCATGCCCACGATGGAAGAGATTCTCATGCTCATCATCGTCGTCGCTCTGTTCTTTTTGCGCAAGCAGATGACGCAGATGACCTACGCCGTGGCGCTTCTGGCGCTCGTCGGACTCTATGCCTATCGTCGCATGCAAAAAGTTGAAAAATACTGCGCCAAATGCATGATGTGAACAAAAATATCATGGGATTGTATATGAAAGTGCGTCTCATCGAGAGCCCAAAGGTGGATAAGAAGTTCCGCGCCGTCTTCGTGGACAGTGGAAAGTTTGTGGACTTTGGTGGCAAGGGGTATTCGGACTACACCATACACAAAGATAGGGACAGGATGCAGCGATACTTGGTGCGTCATCGTCGACGGGAAACCTGGACCAAGGTGGGCGTGCACACCCCAGGGTTCTGGTCGCGGTGGTTGCTCTGGTCGCGCCCGACGTTGAACGGGGCGAAGCGTTTGATGCGTCAAAAGTTTGGCGTCGTCTTTGTTTAGAAGAAGTTGTCGGTGCGGTACATCTTCACCGTGTACGCTCCAGTCTTGCCGAGGATGTCCACGCTCTCCTCGCCGTAGAATTCAGGACAACCGATGTCCTCAGTGCACTCCCGACCACCGTGGGTCACAGGCACTGGGTACATTTGTTCCCCGGACGTGGTCGTGTAGTAATTGTATCGGTCTCTGTACCCCGTCGCTTCTCTCCCGTAGAGTGGGAGCGTCTGCTCTCCGGTCGCGTCCACCAACAGACCCATCTGCTGCATGTACCCTGGTTTATACTTTTTGATGGGCGGCCCCCTGTACTCAGGCGCGCGATTCGGGGCGTCGACCACGACGGGCACTTCCACAGGCACTTCCACGGGGACCTCGACCTCGACCACGCGTGGGTTGTACCACACGTAGACGAGCACGATCACCAAGAGCACGATGGAACCCACGTACACGTTTACGTTTTTATTCTTCATGTATACTATATGGCCGAGAAAAGAAAAGCACTGTCTCGAAACGAGCAAGCCGCTCGAATGGCGCTCGAAGTCCATCGCGCCAAAAAGAGGAGACTCGAGAACGCGCGAGCGTCCGCGGAACGCGCTGCGCTGATGCGTCAGATTAACACGGCGGGCACCATGGGTGTCGGTCGAAACGTCGACATACGCGGACAAATCGTAGAGCCCATGTATCAGCGCATGGTCGCGAAAGTCATGCGCCAAGCCACGTACACGCCCACGGATTTCAAACATTTGGGAAAGATTGTTCGCGCGCGACTCGACAGGAAGTGGCGCGACGTCGAACGTCTCATCAGGGCGTGGGAGGGAGACGTGAAGAAACGCGCGTGTCGCATCAAAAAGGATGAGATGCGACGCATCGCACGAGGGTTGAACGTTAACGTCGCCAACAAGAACTCGCGTAAGGTCATCTGTGAGAAGATTAAAAATAAATTGTGAGTTCACCGTAACACAGGATGAGTGCGCGCGAATTGGCAAACTCCAAAACGTTGTACGACTACCAAATGAAGTTGGCTGGGTACAAGAACAGGAAAGTCCCAGATTACGTCGCGATGGTGAGAAACAGTCGCAACCTTTTGTACGCCCGGGTGTTGCGCGCGTACGAAAACGCCGATGTAAATTCAAAGCAATTCGCCATGCAAATTGCGGCGGGGGTAAACGCAGAGTCCTCGCCGAGGCGTCTGTTCGAGGCTCTTAGAAAATTAAACACTCTGAAAGCGCCGACAAAGTCCACGGCGAAGACGACGATGGTCGAGGACTTGGCAAAGTCGAAGAATTTCTCAAACTATGGAAAAAAGATGATGAAATACAAGGGCATGAAGAACTATGCAAAGGCGCTCGTCGAGGCAAAGGCGCTCGTGGCCGAACGCGTCCGTGGGCGCTACGCGCAGCTCAAGAAGGCGCAGAGGAGTGAAGTGAACAAGTACGTGGACATCGACGCGGCGACGAATAAAGGGTCGAGTCCGGCGGTCATGTTCAACGCGCTCGAGGAGATGCGTCGTTTCAGAGACCCCGCGAACCAGTCGTGGAGGTTTAAGTAAATCTAAATCTATCAAAAAAATGTACAGACTTTCTAAAATTAAAGTACACAATCATGCACAGTGCATCACCAATATCGTGTTTTCTGTCGTAGGGTATACCCCCTTCGATGTACTTCTCCGCGATACTGGTGGTTCTCTCCTTTCTCTGCTCGTAGTCTAGATGTCTCATGCCGAAGTGCGCGTGCAACGACACTGGGTTCACGAGGGTCACTTTGTCGCGAAACATGTAGTGTAAGAGAATCTCGATGTTTTGAAATCCCCCAGGGGGTTGTCTCTCGATGAGCACGTGGTCGGCCTCGTCGAAGTGGTGTCGGTATTCATGGACCATCAGGGGCACTAAGTCGACGATGTCATTGGTGTGAATGTATTTATAATCGCCCAAACTCACCTTTTTCATCCACACGACGTCAACTCGCGCGTTTTCGCACCGTGCCAGGACCAAACCCATGTTATGATACCCAACATCGATGGCGAGCACCTTGTACATATATTATTAAAAAGAGGGGGTCCCTTTAATAATAGGCGTGCGTGTTTATTTTCATTACATATTTCATGGATAAAGAGCGAGTGCTCAAAGCCGTCTGCATCTTTGGGGAGTGTTTAATTTTTATTGACACGATACTTCGCAAGAATCTTTTTTAAGTCATCTTCGAGGATTTTGAACCGTTCGAGTCGGTACTGCGTAAACATCCATAGGAAGAAGAGGATGCTCTTCAGCATGTTGTTCGCGGTGGTGTCGTCCATCTTATACACAGGAGACACGAGACGATGGAAGAAGGTTTCGTCTTTGTTCTTACCAGTCACGTACGTCTCCAACTGCGTCATGGCACACGTGTCGTCGTTGACGCTCCAGTGGTAAAATATGAACGGGATGATGAGGGAGTACGTCTGAAGCCAACGTTCGTTGTTCGTGAACGGGATGACGATGAGCATCAAAAGTAAAGCTGCGTGAAGTGTGAATATTATGTTCATCTATTCTAAAATGGAAAAAGATAAAAAAATGCCTAAAATTTGGCACCCGCAGCAGGAAGCCATACTCAAGGGGTGGGGTGAGAGCGCGGCGTGTTACAGATACATGCATTACCAGGCGTTTTTAAAGTATCGCAAATCGAACATGCACTACACCCTTCCAGTCATCGTGTTGTCCACGCTCACTGGAACCGCGAACTTTGCACAAGAGCAGTTTCCCGTGAGTTTACAGCCGTACGTCCCTCCGAGCATCGGAGGTCTCAACCTCATCGCCGGTCTCATCGCCACCATTGCGCAATTTTTGAAAGTGAGCGAACTCATGGAGGCGCATCGTGTGGCGGCGATGCAGTTTGGGAAGTTCTCGCGCGTCGTGCGCCTGGAACTGGCATTACCCTTGGTCGACAGAAGCCGCGACGGCGCGGACATGGTCGAACTTCTCAAGGGGGAATACGACGCTCTCATCGAACAAAGTCCGTCGATTCCCTCGTACGTTCTGGATTTGTTCGAACGCGACTTTCCCTCGGACGACGACATCACCAAACCAGAAATCATTCACATCAAACCCATTCAAATGTTCAGTGCCATCACTGAAAATTCCGTGGTGTCTAAACTCAAAGGACTCATACCCACGGATAAGAGCAAACAAGAACTCGTGAGCGACCTCGTAAAGTTGCGAACGCCGCAAGAAATCGTGCCGACCAAGACGTACGCGAAAAGAGTCGTCGATTCCATCGCACAGAGACAGCAGGACGAAACAAAGAAAGAGATTGAGGACTTGAAACAGATGACCACAGTGTCTCGACGAAATCAAAAACTCGACGAAGAACTCACGCGTCGAGCCGGGTTGATGGAAGTCGTAGTAGAATCACAACCAACATCGAAAGAAGAATGAGATTAAACGCCACGGCACCGCACACGTAAGGGAACATTTTCCTTTTTAAAGGGTTTAGTACCTTTTCTTCCAGGACCTCCATCGCTTGGTCTGTGAGGTCTTTATCTGACATTGGTAATGGATAGGTATATTAAAATCACCCCACAAAAAAAGAAACCCCCTGATGATGCGGCGACGAATCTACACATCGAACGCATCGCGCGTTTGAGACGATGTCTCGACGAGAATAAGAACGTGTTCATATACGGTGCGTGTGGTACCGGGAAGACGTTCATCCGCGAATGGTGCATGGACGAGGGCAACAGCGTCGAACTCGGCGTCGACCTTCTTCGTTCCAAGAGTGTGTTTTCGGAACTCATAAAAAACAGTGATAAACACCTGTACATCGAGGATTACGAACCGGACTCCCTCATACTGAAGGGAACCATCGAACGCGTGAGCGATGGTCAACGCCTCACCAACGGGTCGCTGGTCGTCGTGTCCACCCACATGTGCATGTATCCAAATTTTGAACTCATCTCCGTTCCGAGTCACGCCCCAGAAACCATGGCACAGTTGGACCCAAAGAGATACGACCGCGACGCGGCCTCGCGGGCGAGAGGGAACATACGAGACTACTTTCACTACATAGAGGGGTGCGATGATAAAGACGTGTTCGAGTCGCCCAAAGAAATCATTCATCGCATCTTGTGCGACCCAACGTACGTACACAACAACGAACGGTTGTCCGAGCACGGACACATGTGGTCCATATTTCAGGAAAACTACCTCGACAGCGCAGACGTCGATGTCACCAAGGTGGCGTACGCATTTTCAGACGCCGACTTGTTCGACACCACCATGTACAGTTCCGACGCGGATTGGAACGTCATGCCCTTCTTCGCCAACGCGGCGATGTGCATTCCCAGGTTTTACATGCGCGCGTCGTTGCGCGAAGACAAACTGCGCGCGGGGGCGTGTTGGACGAAACACGGCAACTATAAGATGCGACATAGGAAACTACACGACATTCAGGTGAGAAATACCAACATAAGCATCGAGGCTCTGTGTTTATTACAACGCTACGCGGGTTTGGGATACATTGATAAATTGCAGTCATACAACATCACCGCCCAAGATTTCGACACGATGAATCATCTTTGCATAACAAGTAAATTAAAACCAAGGGACGTCAATTCAATTAAGAAACGACTCAATGCCCCCGACTGAAACCGAAGAAGAAGACGTCGTCGCCGATTGCACGAAAGTCGTCGGCAACGAGATGTTCTACTACGGCGACATAACCGCCGAGAGCATCTTGGACTTTACGGAAAAGTTTCGAAAGTTGGAGAGTGGTTTGCTGAAGATGAGCGCGGACATCATAGGGTTCGTTCCCACCATAAGAGTCAACATCATGAGCGACGGTGGCGACCTCTTTTCAGGGTTCACAGCCATGAACATCTTACAGAAGAGTCGGGTCCACGTCGTGACGGTCGCACACGGCGCGTGCTGCTCCGCCGCGACGTTCATGCTCTTAGGTGGGAAAGAACGACGCATAGGGAGGAACGCGCACATCCTCATCCACCAACTCAGCACGGGATCGTTCTGGGGGAAGTTTGAGGAGATGAAGGATGAGATGCGCACCGCGTCCAAGTTGATGGACATGATTCGCCGCACGTATTTTGAACACACAAAGATTCCAGAAAAGAAGTTGAAAAAACTTCTCAAAAGGGACATCTACCTCGAACCCGCGGAGTGCATCAAGTATGCCATCGTTGACGATTACGACTGACGTCGACGTAGCGTTTGTACATTAAGAGTACGCTTAGTATTATAATGACAATTAAGAACGTATTCATATTCATAGGCGGACCCACTGGTTCAGGTGTGAGTCGCTGCATGCGCCCATAATTCACAACCGGTGGTCCGGTGTTCATATATTAGCCACTACGTTTTTTTTTCTTCGAGAATTGTAAGATGTCCGCAGATGATGACCTGACTGTCATCATGTTTATGGTCTTAGGTACCGCGTCGGCCATCGCCGCGGCCGCAGGTGGCTTCTTCGGAACTCGCACACAGAAGTGTCAGGGCGATTTCACCCCTTGGAGCCCGTGTGTGGGTGCATGCGACGAGACACCCACACGTAGTCGAACGTATGTCATCACCAGCGAGGCACCCGATTGTCCGTACATCGATGGATACACGGAAACAGAAGTGTGTGGCCCCGTGTCTCCGTGTTGCGAACTCGTGAGGGATTGGGAAGACCCCGGGGACGTACCGTGTGAGAATGGGTTGAAAACGTTCACCAGGGAACTTAGAGAAAATAAAGAAGGGGCGTGTGCCGGCTTCGAGACGGAGCGGTACGCGCCATGTTGTCAGATAACCGGGCAATGGGAAACGGTCGGGGAGTGCGAGAATGGACAGCAACGGTACACGAAAGACTACATCGGTGAGTGTCCAGCAGGTGAAGTGGAAAAGTTCGAACCGTGTGCACCATGTGTTGAGGGGTGGGACAACTACGCCGATGGTTTACCCTCGTGCCCACAAGATGCGAACGACTGTGGTTACGGTGGGGACAAGTTCACGAGAATTTGGAAAATTTTAGCACAACCCATTGGAACTGGAAAGGCTTGCACAAAGCCCAACAACACCAAGGAAGAGGTGGAGTGTCCAGCGCAACTCGCTTGTTGTGATTACAATCCACCAGCCACAGACGGTGTGTGCAGTACTTCTGGAGAACTCACCTACACGCGGTCCTACGTCAACTCAAACTGCAAGGAAGACCCAGACAGGAACAACATTAAGCAGTACACCGAACCGTGCTGCTACGAAGCCGGTGATTGGACACCTGTTGGTCAGTGCGAAGATATTCCCGATGGTATGGATGCACAAGGAAATCAGTTGTACATCAAACGCCAGAAGCAGGAACAAACCACTGCCGGGCCGTGTCCCGACGGCACGGAAGAGCGCTACGTGCCGTGCTGTGGATACACGGAGTGGACACCGGTGGGGGCGTGTGAGGAACGTGATGTCGAAGACCCGAGTGGCACTGGCATCGCGATTAAAAAGTTTCTGCAGGAGATTGCAAGACAAACCGGAACCTCTGAGGGGTGTGGTCTAGAGCAAGAATATCTGGTGTCAAACTTGGTACCGTGCTGTGGATACAGTGCGTGGGAGAACGATGGTTCGTGCGTTCGTTCGGAAGATGACGTTCTCGAACCATCGCAGGCGAAGATACGAACCGTGCTCACGACGACACCGGGATGTTATCCGGAAGATACCAATACCGAAATTTTGACGACATCGGAACCGTGCTGCTACGAAGGCGCATGGGAACCCTATGGTGAGTGCACCGCCGAAGGACAGCAACTGTACACACGAACTACTTACGGCACCATGTGCAATGAAACCGACAACCCAACGACGAAATATGAACCATGCTGCTATGAAGCTG